AACAAAATATTAGGCATATACAGCATCGACCCAGAAGACAAAGGAAAGGCTTCTGCAATATCATCAATGAACTCACAACTAAATACCAACATTGCAAATGGCGTTGTGTATTCTGACGAAGAAATTGCGACTTTTCAAATCGCTGCCGGGGGGCAACTAACTGTTACTGGCCATTCTCACGCTGACGTTGACGCGCTGGTGTACGATGCTACTAAAATAAGATACCCAGATGTTATTCTGGAAGAGCAAGTCATCGACAAACCATCATCTGATGTTAGTCGTGAACAAGGCTTTGGCGCATCAGTTGATAATCATATATTATCTGGCGATATGCCTCTTGTCGTTGAAGCATCATCAGAAACACTAATAAATATTCCGCCAACACCACCAATGACTGACGCAGAATTCAAAGCAAAGTATGAGGCGATAAGAGATGATACTACTTGTGTTGGACAATGCCGAACTAAAAAGTTAATGTTGCTGTCCAAGGAAAAGAATGATGCAACAAAGGAACAGTATTATATAGATAATAAAGTTGAAGCAATTGTAAAAGAAGCAAAGGTTGTTAAGAAATTTAATGTAAAGACCAGAAAACTTGAGGTTGTATCTGTGCCAGAAAATACTCTTACAATAACCGAACAAAGCGACATAGATGTATTATCTTCTGGTATCAACACCATTTTAGAAGATACTTCGTTAACTAGCGAGGAAGTAGTAGTAACAAATGATTTGATTGTGACATCGAATGATATACTCAATAAAGACTTAAACAATAATAATCTAATTCTCTCTGAACAGAAGATGTCTCCTCTTTTAGGAGAAATAGTAAATAACTTGACCTCAGAGGCAAAACTAAATGCACTATCGGATGAGGATTACAAAACTGTTAAGACTTATGAAGATGGTATTAAGAAGATAGTCACTACTGCACAGACTGGACACCGTGCTGATTTAGGTTACGCAGTCAATGTTGGTACAACACAGGGCGAAATAGCGGCATTAAGTGCAAAACACGATGCTATAACAGCCACTCCGTATTACTTTGATCCTATTCGCAGAGAAGCTGATAGAATAGCACAAGCAAAACTGGAAGAAGAACTTGCCGCATTGGTTCTTGCGCAACCAGACGAGACGATTACTCAAGTAGCAACTATAGAGACAGCAGGAATAACAAAGTATGTTTCGATTAAAAATCCAGTGACTCCAGTAGAAGTCGATAAACAGCCAATCATAGTTAAGAAATTAGGATCACCAGTTAATACATATGATATTATTTTGCCCGGAACTTCACAAACAGATCTAAGTTATCTCGATTTGATAATAACTGATAATAAATTACATCAATACAACGAAGCGTCCAAGATATATAGAGCATTACTAAGCACTGATTATGGAAGTATGACGACAGTAACGGATGACGCAGGAGTAGAGATTAGTGTCAAAGACTTCTCTATTCTTCCGCCGATGACATATATTGACGCGAATGGTACATTAGTAGACATTCCAGATCCTAGTACATATTTCGGATTACGCACAGTTACTTATAATGATATGAATCCATCGTATGCAAAAGACTACGATGTTCTAAAAGAGAAAATCGCAATATTGTTTCCTAACGTAAGTACGATAGATCCTAATGCCCATAATGTTGTCAAGGAATACACCGAGAACGGTGAATTGATGATCACCATAAGTGGTAAGAAATTTTACATAGAGCAATAACAAAAGGAATAATTAATGGCAACAAATTCAAAATTTGCAAATTTACTTAATAAAGAGTCTGCACAGCAAGATTCTCCCATGGCCAATGCACTCAAATCGGGCATGTACAAGGCTGTGGTTGTTCTTAAAAATCCAACGACTGGCGAAGTTTACATTGACCCAACTGGACGAGGCAGACTAGCCGCGTATATTCCAACATTAGATGGTAATCCATCTAATCCAATGTTCTTTCAACATGCTAGTGCTTCTGGTTCGTTTGGACAACCCGACAAAGAGGGTACAGTAATTTTTGTATTCTTTTCTGAAGTCGGTTCCATAACTGATGGATACTGGATAGCAACTTCACAGCAGATACCTGATATCGTCAGTGGAGGCACAAGAGGTAATCCACATATATCTGGAGATGGACAAGGTGAAGGAGTATTCGCAAATATCGGTGCCGCTAAAGCAACTCCAGTTACAATAAGTGAGGCAAAAAAAGCAGACAAAGATATACTAAACAGTGATAGAAACACAGTCACTGCCGCACAAGGAATATACAGTGATTATTTAAGAGGCTCATCTACTGCATCTCCTCGTAGAGATGCAAACTATACGATACCACAAGGACCAAAAGTTAATGGAATGAGAACGCCAGGTGGCTGCGCAGTCACAATGGACGATGGTAGTATCGATGATATGGGTGAAATTCATTCAGAGCAAATAAGAATAACAACACAATCAGGCGCTAGTATTATTTTAGATGGTGGCAATGATTTTATTTACGTTGTCAACAGTAGTGGTTCGGGCTGGGTAGAAATTGGAGCAAGTGGTGAAGTGATGGTCTACGCAGAAGGCTCACTGAATATGAGAACAGAAAAAGATTTCAATCTTCGTGCTGATAAAAATATCAACATAGAAGCAGGTGAAAATATTAATATGCGTAGTGTTAAGTCCACTAAGATTAATGCTACCGAAGAATTACATCTACGAAGCAAAGGAACACAATTCTTACAAAGTGAGGCAGGAATGAACATTGATGTCGGAGTTAATTGTTTAGTAACAACAGGTGGTATATTACATTTAAATGGACCAATTGCACAAAAATCAGAACTCATCCTAGTTGGTGAAATGGAAGATATGCAAAATTCTGAAAGTACAAAACTCAAAGAGACCATTGTTGCATCAATGTGTACTCATGAGCCATATATTAGACAACACGCAAAAGAATTAAAAGATACTGCAAGTGCATATGCGATTGCATCAGCAAGTGACGAAGGCATAAAGAATGCAAAAAAGTAAGGATAGACTATGATTTATGACAAACGAAAAGGTTCATTATTAAATTACATACAGTTGCCATTGAATGTAATAACCCCAACTGGTACGTATTTGGGAACGGGATATGACGCAAAGGGCAAACCAACCTACATACTATCTCATATGAGAGTGAACGTAGAGAGTATAAACACCTTGACGTTTTCATTGATGAGCAAAGATGCTATAATACTAGACAACAAACCAACACTTGAGATAACCGACAATGTTGCTGGTTATAAGTATAATATTTCAAACACAGAAACTAAGTACGGATATATAACTGTTGCAGGTACTCGGATAGATATAACATCTAAAAAGATAACGAAGCCAATGGCTGAATTTATTTTAGAAAAACAATTGCGAAATATCGGTAATATATTAGAAAAGTTTATTAAAGTAAAAATAGCACAACCACACTATGATGCACTATTGTATCATTTCTTTAATGAAGGAACTGACACAATAGAAAATAGTTCAGTGATTGCTCTTATAAATGCAAAAGATTGGTATTCGGTAACAGACGAAATTCAAACAGGTTTAATGAAAAACGGCAGAGTAGACGACAAATTAGCACAACGAAAAATGAAAACTGCAAAGATGTTCAGTTACGTGCCGAGTTTTTCTTAACGATTTACTAAGACTTTATCTGCTAAACCATACGCAACAGTTTCTTCTGCTGACATAAAGTTATCTCGTTCCATTGCTTGAGTTAATTCATCGAATGTTTTTCCAGCAGAATTATGACTTACATAGATTTGAGTTAATCTCTCTTTAAGTTTCATCATTTCATCAACTTGAATCTTCATATCAGTTGCTTGTCCACCTGCACCGCCACTTGGTTGATGTATCATTGTACGAGCATTTGGTAACACATGCCTCTTATCTTTTGCTCCTGCTTGTGCAAGAAGTGAACCCATACTACATGCTTGACCCATTACAGTAGTTGCAACATCAGACCCGATAAACTGCATAGTGTCATATATTGCCATACCAGATGTTACTGCCCCGCCAGGAGAGTTGATATAAAAATGAATATCTTTTTCTGGATTCTCTGCTTCTAAGAACAACAACTGCGCACAGATTAAGTCAGCCTGATAGTCATTCACTTCACTAGTCAAAAATATTACTCTTTCTTTTAATAAACGAGAGAAAATATCGTAACTACGTTCTCCATTTGCTGACTGGTCAACGACCATTGGTACTAGATTTGGCATAATTTATTGTCCTTGTTGTGATTACTAATGTTATTTATATACTATCATAACATTATTCTGTCCATTTGTCAATCTAAAACTGCGAAGTTTATATGAAGATAAATACATTTAGTAATTAACTATAGAGAAAAGAACAAAATGGCATTATTCGCTGGTTTTAGTACAAAAAATAAAAAAGCAATCAATCATGTGTTGACTGATAAAGATTTGGTGGTCGAAGACCTTATGAATCATATTATGACTCGCAAGGGAGAACGTGTAATGCTACCTAATTATGGCTCTATTATTCATGATATGATATTTGAACCATTAACATCTGAAACAACTGAGTTAATTGAAGAAGATTTGACAGAAATTATAAAAGATGATCCACGATGTAACTTTGTTAGTATTGAAGTTAGTGATTCTGACCATACTGTTAACGCAATCGTGCGCCTTGAAATTCTACCATCAAAAGAGCCAGTAGAATTAATTATAGATTTAGAGAGAGAATAATATGAGCCAAGAACGAACAGACAATTTATTTGCAAGTGAGAGTTGGACAGCAGTATACACTGCATTTACTAACATCAGTCTTAAAGCATATGACTTTGATACAATCAGAGAGGCATTATTAGCCTATACGGCTCAAACTTATCCTGATAAATTTAATGATTTCATTGCAAGTTCAGAATTTATTGCTATCTTAGATTTAGTCGCATATATGGGGCACAGTTTAGCATTCAGATTAGACATGAATACTAGAGAGAACTTCATGGACACTGCTGAACGTAGAGCAAGTATTCTACAAATGGCAAAGACGTTAGGTTACAACAAAACTAGACCAATCAACGCAAAAGGTTTTATGAAGATTACTAGTATAACGACTGACGAAGGTGTTCTTGACAACGAAGGTGTTACTTTGGCTGGAAAGAGTGTCAATTGGAACGACAGTAACGATATAGATTGGTATGAGAACTTCATCAGTATTCTAAATTCTTCTTTCTCTGGCACAACTAAAATTCAGAACCCATCATCTACAATGACTATTTCAGATGTCGAGCATTCTGTGTATAACATAAATGAAGATGCTACAGCAAAAAGTGTAATTTATCCATTCACTTCTAATATTAATACAAAGAGCAGAAGATTTGAAGCAGTATCAGTTGCATTAGATACTGAAAACACTACGATTGGCGAAGCGGAACCAAAAGCAACCAATAACTTTACAATCATCAATAGAAATGATAATTTAGGTTCAGCAAGTGATAGAACTGGATTCTTTGTTTATGCAGTTGCTGGATCACTTGAATATAAAGATTTCACATACAACAACAAAGTATCAAATAGAATAGAAGCAATAAATGAGATTGATATATCTAATTCTGATGTATGGGTACAGAAGATAGACTCAGCAAGAACATATACGTCAAGTGTGGCATCAATCGACAACGATACAAGAGAGACAGCAATCTACAATAGTTTGCGCAATGGTTCAGGAGATATAGTAAGTATTAATTCCACAGACAATAATGGAATTGAACTACATTATCCAGATGGCGTTTTTGGCAACGCGGCGTCTGGCAACTACAGAACATGGTACAGAAAAGTTGACAATGATAATTTCTCTGTAAACTCTAATGATATTATTAACAAAATTATAACAATTCCATATATTGGAACTGATGGCAGAACATATAGACTATCATTAACAATGTCAAGTACGATTGACTTTGGTGAAAACTTCGCTGGTGAAACATATTCTAGTGTGAGAAGAATTGCTCCAAGAAGTTATTACGCACAAGACAGAATGGTCAACGCACAAGATTATAATGTGTATCCTCTGTCATTAGGAAACAATGTAATTACGAAGTTGAAGTCAGTAAATACATCATTTTCTGGCAACTCACGTTTCTATGAGATGGATGACGTTCTAGGACATCACTCTAACTTGAGTGTAACTGGCTCAGACGGAAGTCTATTTGTCGAAGACGAAGAAATATCAATTCCATTGAGTTACAATAAACTACAAGGAAAGAGTGATAACTTTATAAGAAACGAATTAACTAAAGCACTGAAACATCCAAGTTTATTGAATAGTTATTTTCATAAGTATCGAAGCAGTGCTAGTGTTGTACTTCCACAGACAGCAACATATATCGTTGATGCAACCGATGGAATGAAAATTACAACAGCAGCCGCACCAACTAGTGGCGTTTTTGTAGGAGACTACGTTGAGTTATTAATGACTGCATCGGGAAAAACTATTTGGGCAGATGTTAAGAAAGTAGAAACAACAACTAACGCAGATGATACACTTACATTAAATAAGTTTATTCCAGAAGTTGGAACACTTGTAAATGTAGTAAGGGGATTTAGAACTAAATTCACGGCTACTGAAATCGCTGAAATTAAAACAGTAGTTGATAGTAGTACTGAACAAACTTTTACATTAAAATACGAAATAACATCAACTATCGGGGAATGGAAAGTACACGCAGTAACGAGTCCACCAACAATCCCATCAGAAGTACATGTCGTATTTAATTACAATTCTGGTATCAGAGATAACGAATCACAGTATACTGCTAAATTTACAGGCAAAAAAGTTGCATTCGAAAGTAGAGACCAAGTTAAGTTTTTCTATGGCAACACAACTGATGTAATCGATAATGAAACAAATTTATCCAAGCGAGACACAATATTCCTCAATTACTTAGAATCTACTCCTTCAGTATCTGGCACGCAAACGAATGCATCTGGTAAGAAAGTTACAGTAGGACAAGTTCCACTATCTAATATAGTAACTGATGGTAGTACGGGTGCAACATTTGATGCTGAATTCAAGCATAGTGGTGCACCAACAACCTATGACTTTGTAGAAGATAACGACTATCTTGATGATGCTCAATATACTCATACTCTCGTGTCTCCTGCTGGAATAGAATATCCAATCAACAGAACTACTGAGATTACACATCCCAGCAACAGTACATGGAAGATTATTGGATATACAGACAAATATAACACTGTGCCAGCAGATACGAATGAATACAAACTTTCGATAGGTGTAAGTGATTTAGCAGATTATTCGATCGCACCAACTCCTATAACAGGCGGAACAGATGTTCCAGTTGGAGCATCATCAGATGTTTTCACATCACTTGATGCAGTTGGATTCCTAGAGGGATATACTGGTAATGTTGGAGCATCAAATAATTCACATTCAACTCAATCGTCCAATGAACTAGATACTTTAGGATTCAAGGGAAAGATATCGTTGTCTTATTTTAACGCAGCCGCAACAAGTAATAACTTCAAGTGGGCTGATGTATCTGATGCCGCAGAGACAACTGATTTCAGTACAGTATACGATTCTGTACAAGACGAGTATATTTTTACTATGTCTACTGCCGCATCGGCTCTTTATAACAGCCTTGATGCCGACATCTATTTCAAGCAATATGCTTATGGAGAATTTACAGTATCAAGTGCAACAGCACTTACTACTAGTAATATTTTACTCAGAAATACAGCAGGCACAATACTTAGTAATGATGACATAACAGTTACTAACACGAGTGGCACAAACTATAAGATTGTTTTTTGGACATATGCAATAACAGTTGGAGAACTCATTGATGTAATCATCGGAGTGAACGCAGACATAACAACTATTGCAGATTTCTCAGTGAGAGTCAACGCAACATTTGGACTTGCGGTGGGAACAACTTCATCTACTACCCTATACACTGACACATCTTCGTATGTTTATGATGACTACTTGACTCCAGCGGGATATGTAGATAGTACAAAAGTTAAACTATTAACTTCCGATACAAACGATAATCCATTTGCTATGCTTAATGTTATTCGCACAGGCGAAAAGGTTGTAATGGAACAATACATTGACAATAATATAAAATATGAAAGAGCATCTAAAACGGTAGTTGCCGCATCAGCAACAACTGGTGTTCCAGAAGCCGCGACAATATATTATAATACAACTGATACTGTTTGGTACATTCGCGAAGCGGGTGGCTGGAGTGCATTAACTGGCCACGTAGATCAAACTACTACCACTCCAGCATTAATTCAAATCAACTATAACAGTATACAATACAGAGTGACAGAGGGCATCACGTTCGTCAAAGACGAATACACAAGTTTTAGATGGGACCATTACGCTGATATAGATAAGCGAATAGATCCTAGTACTAGCAATATCATTGATATGTATGTATTGAGTGCTGATTATGTTAGAAAGGTAAATGAATGGGTAGCAAACGATTTCTTGACTACTGTGCCAGTTGCTCCAAACAATTTTGAATTAGCAAAGATAATGAATAGTATCGAGCCAAAGTCATCAATGTCTGATCACATTGCTTATATTCCTGTAGAGTTTAAATATCTATTTGGCTCATATGCTAAAGTAGAGAATCAAGCAATATTCAAAGTCATTAAGAAACTGGGAGTCGGATACACTGATAGTGAAATTAAAACAGCAGTATCTAAAAAAGTAAATGAATACTTTGCAATTAATAATTGGGACTTCGGAGCAACATTCTACTTCTCAGAACTAGCGGCATTCTTACATAAAGAACTTGGCGATTATATTTCAAGTATAGTGATTACACCAAAATATTCAGGCAATAAATTTGAAGACTTGTTAAGTATATCAAGCACATTAAATGAAATATTCATGGCAGTAACAACATCTAGTGACGTAAAAATAATTACACAATTAGCACAATCTGAATTGGTAGGCAAATAATATGGCAAAGAAGATTTATGACTTTTTACCAAGTCATTTAAAGAACGATGAGTTAGAAACAATATTCGAAACTACATTAGACCGTGTATTCTCTGTTGGTGAAATGGAGAAAACAAAAGCATTTGTTGGTAGAAAAGAAAAAGGAATATATAACAGCAATGATATATATCTTTCGTATCCGGCACAGGCTTATGCAAGAGATAATTACGGACTAGAACCAACATTCACAAATATAGACTCAACTGATAATATATTCTATGATGATTTACTCAACGCAATGTACAACAAGGGTGCGTTAACTAACGACCATAGAAGATTGTTCAAAAGTAGTTTAGAGACAGTAAGTTTACCGATAGACTTAGACAAGTTTGTCAACTATAGTATGTACTACTGGG